AAGAGCGGGCGCTCGCCGTGGCCATCGACGAGTCGAAGCTTGATGAATCCCTTCACTTTTCCTCCGTCTCGTCGAGCGTACGGAGGATGGCCGCCCATGTCGTCGATGTCGTCACGTCAGCTGTCTAGGCGGTGCGCCGCAAGCACTTCGGCGAGGTCGGGCGGTGCGCTCACGTCGTCACTCCTTGTTGCTGCGGCTTGACTGTATGTACACCTGTATGTACAGTGAGGGCATGACGAACACCGAACGCCACATCCAGGCCGGGTTCACCGCCGCCGAAGCCGCACAAATCGAAGGCTGCATCGCAACTCACGAGCACCTTGTCCGTGCCGCCCTCGCGCGCGGTGACCACGCCGCCGCCAAGCAGTACGCCGACTTCGGCGAAGCCGCAGCCCAGAGCCTGCTCACCCGTCTCATCCGCGCCCGTGGCTAACACCCGGCACCGCACCATGCGGATAGACGACGACCTATGGGAAGCCGCGCGGACCAAAGCGGCAGCGGAAGGCCGTGACATCAGTGCCGTTGTCCGCGAGTTGCTGTCGAGGTGGGTCATGAGGCCACCGCGCAATCAACGCTGAGCAGCCACCTCAGGGCCGCAACGGCCTGCCGCACCACAACGCCGTTGCCGATAATCCGCAACTGGTCGTTGCGGCTGATGCCGGGAACCTCGGTCACCCAGCCGGCGGGCCAGTCCATCATCCATTCGGAGAATGCGGGATTCAGCCGTGGTTTCCCGTTGCGGTTCGGTTCAGTGGGTGGCGGGGCGGGTCTGGTCAGTGATTCCCATCGTTGGATGGCGGACGAGTACTTGCCCCATTGCCCGTCGCAGCGGATGACGCGTGTCTCGACGTCGTCCATGCGCTCCTTGCGGCGCAGCGGGTTCGCGCCGCCGTCACCGTCGGACTTGCGCGGCGTCGGCAGGAGCGCCCCAGTAAGACAGGTGTCGTCGTCGCGTTGGTTGCGCCCCTTGTGGTCCCGGGACGTTGGCGTGGGAAGAAGTAGCGGCAGATCCGTCAGTGGGACACTCCGCTTCGCGCCGCTCGGCCTCATCCCGCCCGACTGAGCGGGAGTCCGGCCGCCGCTGCCGTCGGCGGCCGACGGGGTTGGCAGCAGCGCGTGTTCAGCGACATCTGTTAGTCGAAGCGCATGTCCAGCACGCTTCCATAGCGGCTGTCCTGAGTGCTTACTGGTGTCACTCGCAGTTGGCGTCGGTAGCAGGTTTACAGGTCCAGCACCGCCGACGGCAGCATCAAGTCCCCCGACAAACCGCGCTGGTTCGGGCCGCCCTTCGTGCCGTCCGTCGCGCGGGGAGTCGGGAGGAGGGCGTCCGTCAGTGTCGTCCCGCTGTGGTGCCTTGAGTTCGGGTCGGATCGGTTGGCCGTCGCGTTGCGGGTACCGGCCGCGTCCGTCGCCACCGGGGTCGGCAGGAGTTGCGAGGATGAACACCCGCTCCCGCTTGTGGCAGGCGCCAACATCGGAAGCTCGTAGGCACGTCCAGCTCGCGTCATACCCGATTTCGGCCAGCAACCCGAGAACGGTGGCGATTGCTCTTGGAACAAGTCGATAGCGTTCTCGGCTGAACTCAGCCATAGCGACCCGGATTCGTCGAGATGCGCGATTTCCCTCCGCGTGCTTCCGGTGCCACCACGCTTTGTCACGGTTACCTTTCCGTTGCGCCTTGCGCATCTTCGCGTCTATCAGGTCGTCTATCCGCCGCCACCGCTCGACCTCAGCCCACAAAGCGTGAACACTGTCGGGCCACTCGTCACCGTCAGCGGTCAGCAGGCCGAGGACGTTCTCGAGAACGGCAACTTGCGGTCGCAGCGCCTCTATGGCGGTGACGATGCTGTGCCAAACCCCGGTACGCGTCCCGCGTTTAAGCCCCGCGCGCTTGCCGGCCGCGCTCACGTCCTGGCATGGAAAGCCGGCCGCGATGACATCTACCGGCTCCACCGCGCCCCAATCGACTGCGGTCAGGTCGCCGTGGTTCGGCACTCCCGGCCAATGATGCGCCAGCACTTTGCTTGCGGCAGGATCGGTTTCGCAATGCCACGCGGTGGTGGCGCCGAACACCTGCTCGACGGCACGATCGAGGCCCCCGGCCCCGGAGCACAGCGATCCGATTCTCACGACGACACCCCCAAGGCCGATCGGGTACCAGTGTTCGTCGGGCTGGTATTCGCGGCACTCGCACACCTGGCATGGGCCGTCGTGGTAGTAGCCGTCGTGGCCGCACAGGCAGGGCGGGTCGGGGTCGGTCACTGTGCACCGACCCGCAGGTAGTAGACCGGTCCGTCGCCTTCGAGCACGGCCGCGGTTTCCGCCCCGAACGCCAGGTGTGCGGCGGCGACACAATCGGCGTGGTTGGCGTAAAGCTCACTGTGGCAGAGGATTCTGCCGTTGCCGGCGGTCGCGGTGAAATGCCAGCGTTGCCGGCGCCACGGGCGGGCGGACTCGTGGACGCGGACGGTGACGGGGGCGGTCATATCAGTGCCGCATCGTCGAACAGGGACGGCTCGGCCATCTCGGATTCCAGCCGAGTCAGATTGTCCACCGCAGTGCGCCAATAGGAGGGCTTTAATTCGCAGCCAACGGCCCGACGGCCCAGCTTGACCGCCACATATAGTTCAGATCCGATGCCCGCGAACGTCGTCAGCACCAACTCACCCGGATTCGACCAGAGCCGCACGCAGCGCTCGATGAACCCGAGTTGCAGTGGGCATATATGCCGTTCGTCGGCCGACTCCTTGGCTACTCGCGTGTTGAGGGTGTCCGTCTCGCGGATGCCGTACCAGACGGGGCAGATGTTTCCGTCCTCGGTGAGCCAGCCGCCGTCGTGGTGATCGGTCCAGATGGGTGCTGCCCACTCGATCCATTCGTCGTTGGTGACATCGGTTTTGATCGGGACAGCGTTGTCGCCGGGTTTGCGGAACAGCAGCAGGTAGTCGGCCAGTGCGGGCCGTGATGTGGCGCTGTCGCGGTTCTTCGTGGCGAACGCGAGAGCGTGGGATCGGGTGCGGATGCTCTGGGCCTGCGGGTCTTTCCAGACGGTGACTTCGCCGTCGAATATCCAGCCGGCGTCTTGGAATGCGAGGATGACCTGGCCGCGGAAGTCGGTCATGCCCATGTAGCCGAACGTCGCTTTGGTGGTGGTCAATTGCTGGACGTGGATGCAGGCTCGCCGGCCCGGTTTGGTGACGCGCAGTTGCTCACGGATGATGAATCCGTAGTGGTCGAGGAACTCGCCGCGCGTCGAGCTGTTTCCGAGGTCGCGCGGCGATGGGCTGTAGGTGAACAGGCTTGCGAACGGGGGTGATTGGATGCTGAGGTCTACGGAGTCGGTGTCGAGTTCGGCGAGCCGCTCGCATGAGTCGCCGAGGTACAGGTCCCAGTTCTTGCCGTGCGCTTCGTCGGTCATGTAGTCGGTCATGCTGACATCCTCTTGATTTGGGCGCGGCGGATTCGTTCACGATCTCGTCGGCATGCTTTGCAAATCCGGTTTCCACTCGGCCCGTAACTGGTGTTGGCTAGGTCGAACGGATGACCCATCGGACATCGGGTCTTGCGGATATTCCGTTGCGTCCCATGCTGAACGGAGTCCTGCACATTCTCGGAGAATGTGCCGTATTGGAGGTTTAATGGGTCATTATTGCGATGGTTGCCGTCGATATGACGGATGACTAATCCTGCGGGCCGCGTTCCGATGAAGGCTTCGGCGACCAGGACATGCACGCGGCAGTTGGTCCTTTTTCCATCCCGGTAGAGCCCAAGTCGGTAATAACCACACGCGTCGACGAATTGGGATAGAAGTCCGCGCGGCCCCCAAACCTGCCCGGTATCGCTCACCATATACTTGGGAAAACTTGGGACAGTTCGCCATTCAGTCATTGAGGCAAGCTCCTTCCTGTTTCTTCCACACCTTCTGCATTGCCCTCAAAATCCCGTCAGTGGTTGCGCTCGACCGGCGCTCTTTTGAGCGCACGTTGTCAGCGATTTGCGATTCCAGTTCGGACAGAACGATGTGCGCGCGAACAATTTTGGTCTGGCCGTACCGGTAGCAACGTCGGATACATTGGTAGTAGCTCTCATAACTGTCTGACAGTCCTACGAAAGCCATGCGTGAGCAGCGCTGGAAGTTCATCCCCTGGGAAGCAATCGACGGCTTCGTGACCAACACATCAAACTCACCATCAGCGAAAGCTAGTAGTAGCCTGGCCTTCTCGTCGGGTTCAAGCGATCCGCGCACGTTGACTGCACCGGGTATCGCGGCGCACAGCGCATCAGCCTCGGAGTTTAATCCGCACCATAACAACCACGGCCCCGGATCGTTGGCGACAAGCTTTGCCACGCGATCCACCCTGGCGTTGAGAGTCTGGCGACGAAGTGTGGCGCGGCCGGTTACGCCGCCGATGTCGGTTGCGAAAAGTTGTCCGTCCGTCTCGATCTCGGTATGGACGAGTTCGGTTACGATCTCCAGCCCTGGCAAGTCATAGCCCGTATCGTCACCACCTAAATCGGATGGCTTACGAAGAACTACCGCCCATTGCGCCATCCATTGATACATAGGCTCTTTGGCGTGACCCTTTTCCCGCCATCCGTCGTTGTCGTGAATGAAGTAGGAGGCGAGCATGTTGGTTCTGGTCATGTGTCCCAGCCATTCCGCCTGGTTGGTCAGTTCCTCCGGATCGTTCGGGGCCGGTGTCGCCGAGCACGCGAGTCGGTGCGGTATGTCGCGCGCCCAGTCGATGAGCATCGTCCGCGTCTTGCCATCGGATTGCTTAAGTATTGATGATTCATCTAGGACAACAGCGTCGAACATGGCCGGCGGAAATCCGTGCAGCCGTTCGTAATTAGTGACGCTGATACCAGGCGCGTCGATTTCGGACGCATCGCGGACGTAGCGGGTTGCGATGCCGAGCTTCGCAGCTTCCCTGACGGTCTGTTGACATACGGCTAGCGGCGCGACGACGAGCGCGTTCCTATCGGTGGACAACCGCGCCCATTCGAGTTGCTGAAGTGTCTTGCCAAGTCCAGTGTCTTCCCAGAGTGCCGCGCGGCCCGTCCTGACTGCCCATGCGACTATCTCCCGTTGCCACGGGTGCAGCATCTTGTGAACGTCAGCGGGGGTGATGTTGCGGCCGGGAGTTTCAACACGAATGGCTTTGCGCGCAAGGAACTGCTCGTAGCTGACGCTCACTGTTCCGCCCCGTCGAGGAGCCCGTTTGCATCGAGCACCGCCAGGAGGCGTTTCCCTGCTCTCCGCGCGAACGGCTGACCAGGAACCCCGTCACCCCAATGCTCGGCCAAAGCCTGTATCTCCGCGAGCGCACCGGCCTGACGTTTCGCCAACGCCATGGTCGCCGTGATCTGATCGGCCGCCGACAGCAGACCGATCACCCCGCCGCGTTCGATGGCGGCGATCTCCGGGCACTCGCCGAACGGCTGATCGTCTTCGGTGGTGTTCACTGCGGGCCTCCCCGCAACCACTTCTCCGTGACAGTCCCATCGTGCGAGTCGCAGTGGGTGGGTGATGCGGTCGAGGTCGAGGTTAGCCGCGCGCAGTGGATCGCGGCCGCGGTCACGACGACACCGCGATGCGGATCGCGCGTCACAGCTACGTCGATACCGCCGCTCACTTCGCCGCATCGAATCGTGCGATCTGCTCACGGAACAGCCGCACGATGTCGTCGCGGTCAGCACCGTTGCTGATGTAGTTCGCGCGGCCCTCGTTGCTGCCGTAGGGGAACACCAGCAGCACGAACCCGACGTTGCGGGCCTGGCCGCGGTCCTCCCCGTTGAACACGTCGTCAAGGGCGCGGGCCACTGCGTTCATTTTGTCCAGGTAGGCGTCTTCGATGGGGCCGTCTCCGAGTTGCGTCATTTCGCGGCCTCCTCATTGAAGGTGGATATGACGGTCGCGGCCTGCTCGGCTGTCAAATCTGGTGACTGATAACCGAACACGTCAAGCAGATACCCCGCCCAGTCGGCGTCAGCGTCATACTGTTCCTGCGCCCGGATCTGCGCCAACTGAGCAACCTGCTCGGGGGACGCCATCAGGATCCCGATCGGTGCGTTCGCGATGGCCGACTTGCGTTCGCTCCACGCGGACAGCAAGTGTCCGCGGTGACTGCCCAGGTCGCGCGCCTTGAGATCCGCTGCGACGGCCTCAAGGTCCGGCAGTGTGACGGCCTCAGCTATGCGGCGCTCGAACTCCGTAGCATCCTCGGGACTCATCGCGGCGGGCACGTCGGGTAACGGTTCCACCGTGAACGGTGCGCGCTTGCCGCGGGTCACAGTGAGGGCCAACGTGATCCGCTTGTCGAGATGCGACAGATGTGAGACGCGGATCCCGCCAACATCCATGCCGCCGAACTTCACGGCCGGATCGCGGTACAGCGTCATCCGGCGGCCAACGTATGCGGATGCTTCCGATCCCCAGGCCGCGACAAGGATGCGCCGCACTGTCTTCGATGGCTTGAACGGGCGGCCGGGGAACTCGACGAGGTGTATCTCCACCGGCTGCTCGGCGGTCCCCTTGGTGACCTTCTCGACCATGAAGGTGCGGGGACCGGTCAGCATGTCTTCTGCGTTCAATTGGTCAGACCGTGGCTCTATCGTGTTTGTGATATCCATGGCTAGATCACGACCTCCTGTTCGATGCGGCGTTCGGTCAGATGCAACCCGACGATTGACTCGTCGTAGATCCGCAGCATCTCGGTGACGTTCGCCTCGAATGCCGCAACGGCCGCGACGATCACATCGAACCAAACCTGCTGCGGGTAGACACGTTTCACGAACATCGGCATCCCGCCGCAGAAGCTGACGTAGTCGATCCACTCGCGTCCGGAAACCAGTAGCCCGCACTGCAACTGGGCCATCGTCTCGATCGGCGGATGGCCCGCGAGAATCGTCGCCAGGTGACGTTTGGGGCGGCATGACTTGACCTCGATCAGCCCGTTATCGCCTACCAGACCGTCCGGCGAGTATCCGATCGTGAAGCCCCAGCGGTCCTCGGTGATGAATCCGACTTCCGCAACCTCCGCGTAGTGCTTGTTGTACTTGGCGCGCGCCAGGGGCTCGTCTTCGATGCCGCGGATCACCTCGTCGTTGATGTAGCTCAGTTCTGTCCACCCGGTGATGCGTTCGGCGGCTAGTCTCATCGTGAGACTGCGGGAGTAGTCGTTGCTGGCCGGTTCGAGAACGGTCGATGAGCTTTGGCTTCGGGCGTACTCGGCGCGTTCGGGGTGAATCGTCTTGATCGGTGTGCCGTCGCGCTTGCTGCGGCAGGGGTCGTTCGCCGACGTCGAGCAGTTGGGGCACGGGTAGTCGATCGCGCTGAGCTTGCGTGTGGTAATCAGCTGGCCCACAACCGAGGCCGTGACGATTCCGCGGCGCTGCTCAAGCCACTCGTCGGAGCCCTGCACGAGGTCGGGGAGGATGGTCAGCGCCATTGGCCGTGCTCCTGCCAGTGGATGCGGTTGTATTCGTCTTGGACGTTGGTCTGCAGGATCGCGGCGTGGTATTCCGCTGCGAGCATGCACAATTGGCACACGGCGTCGCTCATAGCAGCGCTCCCCGCTCGGTCAGCCGGGTGCGGACTTCGGTGACCAGCTCGGCCAGCTTCACCCATGTGGCACACGGTGCGGTGATGCCCATCT